GAAGTGAGCTTTTCGAGGACTCCCACTGGAAATTTTTCCCAGTCGGATCTACGAATTACTCTCCATTGATTGATTGGATCATCTTCAGGGATTTGTAAAATCTCTGTGGATGATTCTTTATCAAAATGATTTTGGTTACCAGTCACTCCCCGAAATTCGGAGAGTGTAGGTTTAACCATTCCAAGATATTCGCGGATTACTTGAGTCGTAATATTACGACTCCAAGTTTTCTGCGAGAAAATCGCATTTGTCCAAGAAACATGGTTCCATTTAGGGACCATTTTTCCGACACCAAATATTTGTCTAGGTAGATAGACAGGCTCACGCCTGTCTCTCAAACCGAGACATATGTCTTGACAAGCACTGGAAACTGCGAACAGGAAATTTATTCCTGTTCCAGAATCCTTGTGTATATATTCGAGATCTTTTCCGAGGAGAGTATACTTTCCTTTCGGATCAGAACTAAAATCTTGTCGATCTTTCCGTGTATCGACTATCAGTCGTCCCTTGGGGACGTCTAGGTAGGGCGAAATCGCGGAGTCTTTCAGACGGTTCGCATTGCGGACCGTGTGGAAGCGATCGATTGGAAATCTGAAAACCTCTTCACAGTAGACCATCCAGTCTTTTGTGATAAAGGTATCATCAATTGATTCATCATAACCTAACATGCTTGCAGCATGTAGGAAATGATTGAAATACTCTGTTCGTAATGGACCTGCGGCGATTTGTACGCCGTCATCTCCATTACCTACTCCAAGAGAGACGATTCGTTTACCTAATCTCTTCTTCGCATAGCGAGAACAGATCGGGTGAACGAGTGAAAGATTTGTTTTGGTCAGTGGATCCCCCATGGGGATACCATTAACCATTTCTCCGATATACTTTCCTTTGTAGTATAGGTGCTTATTTCCCACCCATACACGAAGGATAGTTTCTACTTGGTGTTGGTTTAACCCAGTCTTAGACAGTAGCGGGCCGATAACGGCCCGACCACTGGCATGGGACGGGGCATCTGTAGCTTTTGTTAAATCAAAGCACAGAGCCGACACTTCATCTTCAAATAGTATCTCTCCGCGCTTGGGATCGAGCGAATCGATCCCGAGCACGAATTGATAACCGAGTCTGGCGGCTTGGAACGACTCAGATAACTGGTCGTTACATTTCGCCATTTCTATTGTTAAATGTGAGAATGGTTGCAAAAGGACCTCTTTATAGAAAGATCCGCTTGTAACCACTCTACACTTTCCATTTTCTCTGATCGCGGCGACATTCACATCAAAGATGTCAGTGTCTCCGCGCTCGGCTTTTTCGAAAGCTTCCAGCCATAGGCCGGTACCTATCTCCCCTCCCTTATTGAAGGGAGAGAATTTAGGGGGCGGAGGAAATTTTGTTTCCCTGATAAGTTGTTTCAGGAATCCAAATTTACCCTCCTCCCGCTTAGGATTTTCTCTACATGCTGATGTGGACATCGACGAACGAAAGTTCGCCGTACGCCCCATAGCGTTATTAACCAATTCAGTAGTGATCTCGTCGATTGACTCGTTGAGATAACTATCCGGATTATATTCACGGATGGTTTGAACCTGTTTGATGAAATCATCAACAGTTTCTTCCATCATCTTCTTATCTGCAAGACCGGTGGACCGAGATTGCGTAAACGCAATAACTCGGAACATCTTTTCTTTGCTATTTGAATATGCCATCTTATTGTAGAAGTCGTTTATTGGCTTCAACCATGAGAAGGCACGATACGATTCACTCCAAGGATGAGGCTTCCTTTCGAAAGCCGCCTTCCTTAGAGTCTTTTTGAATTTCTTCAGTGTCTTGAGAACTAAAGAATAGTTCTGAAGACAGGTGGAGATTATCGAATTTGAAACCTGATCTGTGAAGTTGTAAACCGACTCCACAGCAGATTCCAATATAATTTCTGGGAAAGAAACAAGTAACTGGCAGATTACTCCGTCAGCTACATGTAAAATTTCCTTTAAATGTAGTAAACGAGACTCCTTGATAAGTTTCTTAACAAGGAGTTTGTTGTACTTCGCTAGACGTGGGTACCAGAAGGTCCTCCGTCTTAGAATTTCAACGATCGTCTCATATCGATGTTTGTGCAACGGTCGACCCTTGGGTCGACTGGTGAACAAATTTTCATACGTGTAAGACCACTCGAAAGCTCCCTCGGGAGCTTCGTTTGATCTTAATGAAAGCTTAACCGCGGAGAGAAGTTCCTTGAACTCCTCTTCGTTGTTTGACTTTTTTGTTCCGCACTGTGTAACCCTACGCAATTTGGCGTTCAAGGGAATACAGTCGTGTTCAAAAACCATGAGTAAAGCTGGTTTAAAAAATCTCTTTTCGAGACCAAGAAAGGGATCACCCGGAGACAGGAGGCCTAGGCCCGATGTCTTGCCGGAGTCCCGTCTTGTAAAGGGATACCAGCGCAGTTGAAGAAGGTCTTACGACGTGGTAACACGTTGGACCCACCTCTTCCACGACGGAAGGCCTCTGTTCGTCGCCAATTTGACGACAGAAAAGAGGTCCTCCTTATTTAATTTTGGACGGATCGTCCTCTTCGCGTAATACGGGGAGGGGACAATCGGAGTCCTTTCGATTGACTCTGCCCATGTCCGCTTTAGGACATCGGGTAGTGTCTCTCGATCATCTAATAGACGAATCAAATCTTTACCATCACCCGTGTACGGGTGATTGTCAAGAAATGTTTCAATAGAACCAATATCTACGATAAATTCCACCGAAACGTTCGGTAGGTATTTCTCGAGATGTTCAAGGAAGGTAGACTCTGATGCGGAATAGGCAAGCCAATTCCGGATAGAGATATTACCAATCAATTTTGACGTGATCTTATTCGCCATGAGGCGACATAATTTCCAGTCATCTGTAACTACAATTACCATATCTGCTTTTGAGGCCTCGGCCTGCAAAATCAGAATTGGATCATCTTCGACAATATTGGTCGGTGGGAGTTCATACTCCCTACCACCAAGAATGTCTTCATAATTATTGTTAAACCACTCTTCAAGCCGGTTGACATCTCTCTGATAGGGAGTGTCCGCCGGCGGCGGTTTACGAAATCGTTCAGGGTACTTATACCCTTCGATACTGACCTTTAAGGGGTTAGTATCGGAGAGAATTTGTACCACTCTTGCATCGTACAGATCCTCGGTCTTGATAAATCTCAAGCGCCAAGGAGCTGAACTGAAAATTGAAACGAACTTATGGGTTAACATTAGAGTTTCCTCATATGTAAACTCTTTAAGTTCAATTGATAATGTTTTGAAGTGCTCGAAAAGATCTACATGTAGGTCTTGTTCAAGTTCTTCAAGTCTTTTAAGGAATAGATACTGCTTCGAGACCTCGGTCTCGCGCACTAATCTACCTGTCGAAGTGAGCTTTTCGAGGACTCCCACTGGAAATTTTTCCCAGTCGGATCTACGAATTACTCTCCATTGATTGATTGGATCATCTTCAGGGATTTGTAAAATCTCTGTGGATGATTCTTTATCA